ATTTGCATTTTTCGATTTTTTAAGGTATTCATCCATATGGAAAATGTTTTTAAATTTTTCTGCCCAGTGAATTTAATTTTTTTACTGTCTCTGATTAAGCGAGTGGCTTCACCAGCGTATTTCTCTCCACGGTTTGCCCACATGTTATCTCAACCTTTTAAGGCATTTTTAGCGCACATTCGGACACACTACACGCCAAAAAGCACTTTAGTTACAAATAGTTATGCCTCATTTGCTCACATTGGTAAGGATGAGGTCATCAGTTCAATCCTGATCAAGGGCTCCAGCTATTTCAAGGGGTTACGGATGCAACCGTAACCCCTTTTCTGTTGCGCATATATTTTTGCACTTATCGGCCCGGGCTGGACGCGGATGTCCGGCGACAGTTAGTTTTGGTATAAGTCAGATACGGGATATGGTGGGATATGCCGGGAAGTGATGGGACGGAAGGCCGCTACTGTCAAGGCATTTTGGCCGCGTGGCGTCGCGAGCGCGTGCAGGCGTCAGGCGTAGCAAGTGACGCTTAATTCGTGCTACTGGCAAAAAAACGAAGCTTATTTTTGGATAGCCAAGTCAAGCCCTGCATGTGTCAAAAGTGACACGCGCAGGGCTTTTTTTTATTCATCATTGTGCAGGCTGCTCAAAGGGGCAGACTGGACATAACTGGGCACATCTGTACCACCGCTTTCCCCCCTTGCTGCCTGCAAGGCCAGACGCAGTTCCCCGTTCTGTCTTTCCAGCTCAAGGCATCGCCTGTAAAGCTGGCGGTTTTCGTCCGCCAGATTTCGGCGTTCCTCCCTTTCACGCTCCAGCTCGGTTCTCATCGCATCAAATTCCGTCTCACTCGCCTGTTGTTGCATCGGCATTGGTGCTGCTTCATCGGACTTCATTGATCCGGCTCCTGTCATGAGCCATTCCAAGGCCACTCCCGTTTCTGAACAGATTTTTATGATAACATCTACTTTGGGCAGATTTTCATCCCGTTCATAAAATCCAAGAGAACCTTTGCTTATACCAATCCGTGCAGAAAAATCATCCTGCGAAACCTTGCCTCTAGCTTTGCGAATTCGCTTTCCCAGTGTGTCCATAGGGTAAAAGTTCCGTCCTCAAAACTTTTACCCTAACTTTTACCCTATAGCTGTATATAACTATCGGGAATAATTATGGATAAAAATTTTAGGATAATTTTCAAGTTTTACCCTAAAAATCTGTTTACATGAACAGATTTTTAACCTAAAAAGGTCTTGCGGGCGGTTAAAAAACAACTTTGCTTGCCAACCCTTTTTTTAACCGCCCCGCCGGATGAAATCAACGTCCACGCAAGCACGACGTTTGGACAAACACGGAGGGCGATATGAGCCAGGTCGTAGGAACCATCATAGGTAGCAGTGAGATAGATATTCAATTCTTGGGCACACTGTATGACGACGACCATTCCTATGAGTATGGCTTCACCAGACAACTCAACTATCCAGCAATCCGCTGTAAGGAAACAAACAAGACTTTCGTCATTGAGGACGAGGAGCTTTTGGAACTCGCCAAGCGTGCTGGAATAGCGAAGAAGGGATAACATTATGCGACAGCTATCCCTCCTTGAAGATGCGACCCGGCTGGCGGGTGTCATGGCGAGCATACGCGCCGCCATGCGTGCCGCTGCCGGTGCGCCGGAGAGCGAGGGGAGGAAGACGCTGCCGGACAGGCTCAACGCGCTGGCCCGTCAGGCGGGCATCAAGCTGACCGCCGGAAATCAGAAAAGCATCAGCAAGGACACGCTGGACAAATGGCTTTCACCTTCGGACACATCGCACACGCCTTCCCTGCTGGCGGTGCTGGCGTTCTGCCGGGCCACCGGCGACATGGAGCCGCTGCGCATAGCGGCGCGGGCGCTGGGGCTGGACTTGATGACCGAGGATGACAGGAAAGTCCGCGACTACGGGCGGGCCGTGCTGGACATGAAGGCCGCGCGGGAGCGCAAACGTAAACTGGAGAATGACCTATGAACGCTGCACACATGAGCCGCGCAGAATGTTCCCACCGCAGGTATCAGGCGAGATACAGGATTCGGGAGGCGTTGGAAGCCCGCGACATGAACATGACAGAGCTGGCCCGACGCATCGGCATATCGGCAGTGGCTGTGCAGAATACCGTGAAGGGAAAGAATCACAGCGCCCGTGTATTGGATGCCCTTCGGGAAGCTGGTGTGCCCGAAAGGTATCTTTTTGACCCGAATGCTGCACGGGCTGAAACGGCATAGCGGCAAAGGACATGGCAATGGCGCTCAAGGATGCATACATAACAAACGAATGCAGCCAACTTCTCGGCATTGCAGTCAAGAATGTTTTGAAGCGTGCTGTGCGTGAAAACTGGCAATCCCGCCCCCGCCACGGACGCGGTGGCGGTCGTGAGTGGCTTGTATCCTCCATGCCTGAAGCGACGCGCCTTGCCCTCGCGGCCCGTGCCGTGCCGACTGCTCCGGCGGCCATAGCTCCGACGCCCTCCAACCCGGATTCCCCGCTTGTCCTGCACGGCAAGGCCAGAAGCCGCGCCCAGGTCCGCGCCGCCGTCGTGCTGGCGGCCCGGTCGTTTACGGTAAACAGTCAGCTTTCCTACACGCGCGCCATGGAAGAATTCGTGGTGCGGTACAACTCCGGCGAAATTTTCATGGAAGCTGACGTGCGCGCGGCCTTGCCGACGCTGTGCCGCAACAGCCTCATAAACTGGGACAAGAAGGCGCAGACCTCCGGCATGGCATCCCTGGCCGGGAATTACGGCTCACACCGCAAGGGAACGGGCATCATCGACAGTCAGCCCGCCGTGGTGGACATCATTCTGGGAATGTTCAAGGCGCACCCGCACACCAGCGCCCAGCTTATCCTTGAGGCTATCCAGGCTCACAAGTTCAAGGGGGAGGACATTGCCGTGCCGTCCCTGCGGCGCTTGCAGCTCTGGCTTGCCGACTGGAAGCGGAGCGAGGCGCAACTGGCGCAGAAGGTGAAGGCCCCGGACAGGTGGAAGAGCCGGTTCCGCGCCTCCTGCGGCGACGCCTACGAGCTTGTAACCCGGTACAATCAGCGCTGGGAATACGACGGCACGCCCGCAGACCTCCTGCTCAATGACGGCAAGCGGTACACCATCGTCGGCATCATCAATGTGTACAGCCGCGAAGTGCTGCTTGAAGTGGCCGAGCGTTCCACGGGGCAGACCGTGGGCAATCTGACCCGCACGGCCATCATCGAATGGGGCGTGCCTGAAGAGGTCGTAACGGACAACGGCAAGGAGTTCGTGGGCAATTTCATGCAGGGGCTTTTCCTCGACCTCGGCATCCTTATGACCGTGCTGCCGCCGTTCCGGCCGGAACTCAAGCCCGCCATTGAGCGCGTTTTCAACAGTTTTTCGCACCATCTGCTCACGCTCTGCCCCTGCTATGTGGGTCACAACGTGGCCACGCGGCAGGAGATCCGGGAGCGGGAAACCTTCGCCAAGCGGCTTATGAATCGCAAGGGCGAGGAAGAATTGAGCATGGCCGTCAGCCCGGAAGAACTGCAAGCCTTCTGCGACGACTGGTGCAAGAACGTCTACGGACACCGCGCGCACCGTGGCCTGCACGGCAAGACGCCCTACGAGATGCGCCGAGAATATGCGGGCGTCATCCGCCGCCTGGAAGACGTGCGCGCCTTGGACATTCTGCTGACCACCGACGGCGGGTGGCGCACGGTGGGCAAGAAGGGCGTCCGCGCCCGTGGCGGCGTGTTCGCCCATGCCGCCCTTGGGCCCATCATCGGCCAGCGCGTCAAGGTCCGCTACAACCCCTGGGACGTGGAACACGCCGTCATTTATGACGAAAACGGGCGCTTCGTCTGCGAAGCCGTGCGCGTGGCGGGCCTGGACGGCGCAGAGGTGGCGCAGCTCGCCGTGGAAATGCGCCGGGCGCAAAACGCCTCCCTCCGCGTCAAGGCCGAGCGGCTGGACAAGGCCATGGAAGCCACCAACGCCAGAAACGCGGCGACAGACATCATGGAAATGCACAAGGCCCGCGCGGCTGAAATCGAGGGCCGGACGCCTCCGGC